GAGCCTTCAAATAGTCGTTATCAGATATTCCCTCTTCACCGTCATTTCCTCCGTCAAAGGTTACAGCTTCAAAGGCTTCCAGCTTATCACCTGTGAGTACGTGGGCAAGATTGGAGTACACATTGAGGTAATCAATGAAATACTTCTCATCGCCCTCCACATTAGAAAGCTGGGTATGAGTTTCAGTAATTCCATTAACGCTAAAGGTGAGGTCAAAGGTGTCCTCAACAGTATCATTTGCTACACAGGAAACCTTCATGCTGTTTGCCCAAGCACCCTCATCATTTGCAATAAATACAATGCTACGCTCACCACTAAGAGCAACAGTCGCCTTTGCGGTAGCAATACTGCTAGTTGCAACACGGGAAACGTAACACTTAGAACCACCATTATTGAAGAAGGAATAAACGGAGAAGCCAAGATAGCTATCTTTGTAGAAGCCCGACTCTAATCCATAGGCGAACTTATCAACATAGTCAGACCAAGAGGTAACAAATACTGCTTCCCCAAACTTGCCACGCTTAGCAACGCCTACAAAACCAGCAATGCTGGTAGACACACCCTCAATAACAAGGGAATTGTTCTTCAATCTCTCCGTATAAACTCCTGGAGTGTAGTATTCTGCCATAACTTTTTTCACCTCAACCTTCGTTAGCTTTAGCAGTCGTCTTAGACTTTGAATTTACTTTTTCCACAAGGACAAAGCCTTTCTTCTCGGAAAGGGCTACTTCCTGTGGCAGAGAGTCAGCTTCAATTTCCACGCTCTTACGGGAGTACAAACGAACTGTTTTGTCTCCAACATTGAACACATGGGGCTGACCGATTATATCGGTAACAATGTACTTCATACAGTGTTCCTCCTTTACATTATCTTAGTTGATACGACAATCTTCCGAACAAGTGGAACTTCAATCCTATCACGCTCGAACAGTCTGCCATACACTTTATAGTTAAAGCAGTTACGGAACAGTCTATCTGCTCCACTAACTTCGTCCATTCTCTTTGCCCCGCCTTCGGGCATAACATGGACATCATCGGGTTTTCCTCCACGGGTCTTTACTTTAAGGTTAAAGTCCCTGCGGAAAAAGGATAACCATTTTATAGTCATTTCATCTAGTTCCGTGGCTTTCTCTGCGTAGAAGTCCATTTGAAGATTTATGTCATAGGTAAGGGGAGTATTCTCTTCATACCCGACAAAATTTTCTTTGTCCTTCTCAGAAAGATAGGTCTCATGCTTGTAATACCTATCTACGTTAAACTGACTTGTGGTAATTTGAAGTACCACACTAGGGTATTTCTCAATCTTGAAATCCTCTTCGGGTTTTCTCACAAGTACAGGGTACTTTTCTCCCAGCACTTGATGTACGATGTTCTGAAATCCCTCAAAAATTTCTTTGTACCACACAGTTTCACTTACGACTGGCTCAACCACCTATCTCACCCCTAATCAATCCACGGAGAGTTTTTCGCATATCTTCTTTAACGACAGACTTTACTTCGTCCCAAGTTGGACGGAGTAAGGGTCGTGCAGGAATTTTAGAAGTTCCATATTCAAGGTATATGAGAATGTCACTTAGCTTATCTCCCTTAGAGTTCTTTGTCCAAGGATTACAGCCCACTGAAATAGAATAACCCTTAGCTGGTGAAGAAATTCTTCTTACTTTTATCCCGTTTTTTAATGAGCCTGTCTCAACATAGATTGTGTCGTGACCTTTTCGTGCAACAGTTTTCGGGGATAAAGGAGTCCAGCCTAAGTCTTGTGCGTTGATATGACCTATCAGCTTCTGTCTTATCATTTCCCCGTCTTTATCAATGGTCGCCCTAAATACGTCTGTCATATTATTAGCTAAACCACGGAGAACTACATTAGCTCTAGCCCAATCTCCATATTGACTAAACTTCAACATCTGCATCACTTTCTTCCTCGGAAACTTCGGGAGTTGTGAGGATGATCCCCTCTTCTCGTTGACAGCGGAACTGGCACATTAGGAACTGCCCCGCTACCATAGAATAAGGATTTACTTCATCTACTCGGTATCTTTCACCATTAAACTCTAAAATACAGTGCATAAGAACATCAATATCCTCGTTTGAGGAAAAAGCTATTCCCTTATCCAAGAACTCCTGAATAGGGATTTTAATAATAACTTTCTCCTCGGTATCTTTCATAGGTTCAGAGTCTTTATTTCTATCCCTAGTGAAGTGGCAAAGGACTTCGTAACCCTCGGTATAATACTTTTCAGAAGTCTCACCATAAACAGGGTCAACATTAGTATTTTCCGTATCAAGAAATCTAATTCTGCCATACTGAAAAAGGGATTTATAAATCTTCTGTAAACCCTTCAAAAACGCTCTTTGAGCAGAAGTGTTCGGAACGGACATAGATAATCACCCCTAAAGACTTGCTTCCGCAGTAGTTATCTCATGAGTCTCAAAGGTATCAGAGTCATAACCCTTCTTACCCTCGGAAGTCTCAATAATAACCCCTGCATAGTATTTAGTATTTGGTACTAAGCCCTTTATCCTGCACTTCTTCTGCCAAACGTCTTTTATTGTAACAACTAATTTTGCGGAAGAATTAACCTTGTTTTCATACTCATCAAACACTTCTCCCTCACTAGACAGATAAACTTGGTATGACCTAAAATCTATTCTGTGGGAGTCAGCTTCCCATGAAAACTCGGCATAAGTATCTCCTACGGAGTCTACATAAAAAGAAACGGAGGGAATTGGAGACGTAAGCACATTATACCTAGTAGCATACCTATTAGATATTCGTGCATTGTAAGTTGTTACAGTCCCATTACTACCGCCGTTTTCTTCATAGTTCTGATATTCCGAGTCAAGTTGCTTTATTAAAGCCATGTAATGTTCAAAACGCTGGGTCTGTGACAATGAAGCTCCGTCAGCACTTAGATTGTAAAGTGGGGCGGAAATAGTGGCTAGTTTAAAGTAAAGCTCCCTTCTAGCCAAAAGCATAATCGGATAAATAGCTTCTTCGGGAACTTTACCTAAACTGTACTTGCTGTAATCCTTAGTAATTGCTGTACGCAGGAACAGTAACAGCTCCTCATCAGACATAGCAAGGTAACCCGTATCTTCAACGTCAGAACCTTCTGCTTGAACTTCTACAATAGAGCGGAGATAACTTACTAATTCTTCTACCGTGAATTTCTTCATAAGTACCTCCTGCTAAAGAACATCAAAGGTTAGTAAGCAAATCTGCTCCGCTCAAAACCCTCTTCACATCATACGGAACATTGTAGGTCTTTCCAGCTTCAAAAGAGTAGAAAGTGCCACCGATATGACATGAGTGGTTAGTGCGAACCTTAATCTTGCACTTCTTCTCGGAAACATTGGTGTCCAAAGTAACACCACTATCTGAAAAACTCTTCTCTTCCGCTTCCTCTTTTACTTCATCATCTACTACAATTTCCTCACCCGTAGGATTAAAGGTAGCATCTTTTCTAATTCTAGCCATGTTTATTACACCTTCCTTACACTTTGCGGAGAAAAGACTTAGGCAGTCTCGATAACAACACCATACTGATTGTGCAGACGACCAGCACCAAGAATAGCGTACCAAGCGAGGGAACGCTTACGTCCGAAATCTTCAACTCCATTGTCACGCAACTCAACAGGCAGACCATAAGCAATGCCATAATAAGCATCACCGAAAATTACAGCCTTGTAAATGTTTGTACCATTTGCAGAGCCGCCATCAGGAGTGTAGCCCTTCTTCAAGGTATTGTCATACGCTGGGTCAGTAGTGGCACAAGCACCGTTAGACAGTAAAGTAGTCTCAATGAAACGGGTATCGTCAATACGACCAATTTCACCTGTGAACATCTGCTCAGGAGCACCGTAATTGGAAGCATTTATCCAAGCAGTATCATCACGCAGAGAACGGGACTGGTGAGGGTGTACAAAGCAAATCCAATTTGCACCGCCCACTTTTGGAGCGTTTGCAGTTGCAAGAACTTCAATAGCGTCCTTAATGGTAGACACCTTCAAAGTACAGGTATCGTCCAAATCCTTACGATTGGTTACGGCAGTACCATCCTTCTTGCTTGCGTACACAATATTTGTGCCACTCAAAGCAACGTCACGGAGCAGACAATCAATAACCAGTGCGTAGTCACGACCCAGCAGGGTAGTAGCAGAGGACATAACATCATCAAAGGAAGAACGGATTAACTTCTCACTAACGGAAACCGCATTACCATACTCGGTTACGGTAATGGACTTAGTAGAACCGCTCAAAGCCTGAGTGCTGATTGGAGTACCTTCTGCAATACTACCACCCATCTCGAGGTTGTCATAGGTCAGCATGGAAATAGTCAGTCCAGGCTCAGTACCCAGCTCGGTCTTTTCCTGTGCAAACTGCAAAAAACGCATATTTGGCAATGCCTTAAACTCAACTTCCTTACTGTAAACAGTATGGATAACATCTGAAAGATTGGTTGTGGTGGTAGCAGGAACACCAGCAGTATCAGCCTTTGCATTTACACTAAAAATACTGAGAATACTCATCAGCAAATCCTTATTTTTCTTACGCATTTTATATAGCCTCCTATTAGCTTTATCATCTAAAATTATTTAAGCCCCACAGACTTTCTCCACTCGGCATACTCCTTACTGCGAGGGTCTAACTTGGAAATCTCTTCCAAATTGAAACGGTCTGAGCCATTATCGTTTGAAGGATTTGGAGCAGGGGGATTGTTATTGCCTTTTGGTTCATCTTTCTTGTCGCCCTTATTACTCTTTTTCTTGGAGTCGTCTACACCAAGTTCCTTGCGAATAGCATCAGAGGACTCAATAGCCTTTTTAATGGCTTCGTCAACTTCCTCCTTAGTATTGCCCGAAACTTTGTCAGCAAACACGGAAAGGATTTTATCCTTATTCTCGGTGAGCTTGTCCTTGATGTACAACTTCACTTCATACTCTGCTTCCAGCTTCTTGCGAATATCTTCCTCGTTTGGAGCTTCTTTCTTTAACTTTTCATTCTCCTGAGTAAGAGCTTCAACAGAAGCCTTCAACTTAATGACTTCCTCACTGTCACCCTTCTCCCTAGCTTTCTTCAATTCAGCAAGTTCAAGTTCAAGCTGACCCTTTGCAAGCAAAGCCTCATTACTCTGCTTAGTAAGAACCTCAATCTGTGCCTTGTACTTCTCAATCTGTGGATAGAGCTTATCCTTCTCTTCCTTACGAGCCTGAGAAATCAACTGCTCATAATTAAGAGCTGGGGGAGTAGAGGTATCATTGCCCTGTGGAGTTTCCTCTGCAAAAGCATTGACAAAAAATGTATTACCTACTATCGCTTTCAAAGTACCTAACAAGTTCTGCTTTCTAGTGTGCATAATTTTCATATTACATTCTCCTTTAACGGTAAATTATATTTTACTAAACATTATATTACCAAAAAATTATCAATAAGTAAAGAGTTTATTCAAAAATTTTTATAAATTTATGGTCTCCTAATCAATCACCCTTATTATCACCCAAATCTGTAAGTTTTCCTACTACTTCATTAGGGGTTTCACCGTTCATCATTCCGCTATTTAACTTGGTAGTATCAATAGTATTATAAATGTCAGGATGTTCCTTTCTGTCTCGGTCAATCTCTTCCAATCTCTTGTCAATATCATTACGGTTTAGTCTCTTCATTGCCCCAGCTCTATCTTCAAGACCCATAGCAAACTCTTGCTGGATTTGCTGTAACTCAATAAGATAGTCCTTAGGCATAGTATCGGGAATTTCCACTTCCGTAGTATAGAAATCTTCGTTAGTAATGGTATTTATGTCACCTCTGCTAATAAGACCCTCTAACACAGAAATCAAAAGTATCATCCCATTCAACAATTCTAACCCCTTCTTTGTCTCCCCACGCTTTACACGGGTTATCTCAACCAAAGGAGCTTGTGAAATATGAAGGGCTACACCGCTAGTATTGCTTACTGCCAT